CTACCACTCTGTGGTTCCATTATCTCAGAAGAATGAATAAATTTACTAGTAGATCCTGACATACAAATTGGCATATCTTCCTTTTGACACAATGAGCGATAAAATCTCTGATACCATGGCAATTGCCTTTCTACATAAAGTGGAAAATTACAAACTGTTGGTATTAAAGAACAAATCACATCATCATAAAAACAACGAAAAATATTTTTATTTTCAACCTTATCTAAAATAGAATTGGTTTCATTCACAAATAATTCTTGTTGTCCATCGAAAAGAAGAAAATCCTTTACAACTTCATTTTGTAAAAATGTTCGTGAGATTGTTTCTCCAATCTCCCATTGACTGGCTCTGGAATCGAACACTTTTACACTCTCCAATTGTTTACCATTAGGGGATTGATTTACAGTGATAATTCTCGCATCATTAAACCCTTCTTCAAGAAACAAAATCTTTCTCAATCTTCTATACACAGCACTAGGTGCTTGACAATAAGTTTGAGTGTCAAATGTTCCTCCAAGATTGGTTGTAATTATAACAAGATCTGGTTCAATGTAAATATTACCTTTCATTTCTACATTTGGATTTAATGAAGTTTTTCGGATATTATTCACAAAATCAATTACTTTTCTCCACGGATTCTTTGTATTTAAGTTTGGGTTCTCCGCACCTAGGTCATCAAAAATAACGACTTTATGTGAAGTCCTAAACTCTGATTGAAATTCATCCGTTTCATTCAAAGTAACGATATCTTGTGAATAGGCTTTTCCATATTTTGCTCTCAAACATGCAGTGGCAAGCTTTAAAGCATAACTGGATTTACCACATCCAGGATACCCAGTAAGAAGAATACAATAAGGCTGTCTTCGAATAGAACCATTCGAATCATCAAGCTTCAAAGTCTCCAAAATATGGGATACCCTCTCAAAATTTTTACGGTCATGCCAATTTAATATATTGAAACGCAATAATTGCTTCATCCATGTTAGACGATCAATAAATTGTTGTTTTGTTAGACCAACCAAGCCTTCTGCTCCACAACGAATAGCAGGTACCTTGGAAAGCAACTCTTCTACAATACAAAGATGACTCAAAGCCGAAGCTATAAAGCTTAATACTGCGGAAATAGTTGCAATTAAAATACAAATATTTTTACATAACATATAAATTTTATAATACATTTTATTAATTTCAAAATTTGTAACCACTGATTTTTATGAGATGATACAGTTGGTTAAACTGCACCACCTTTGCGTCGAAAATAGCTGCTTCGCAAGCGTCTAGAGATAAATGACGAAAATTTCTCTAACCGTAATCAGTACGAAGCCCCCTCTCTGTTCTCCGTAGAGACTTGTCTACAATTGGGGTGAAAAGACTTAAAAATGTAAGAAAATAATTGATCCTTATAAAAGAAACAATAATACTCTCTACAAACATTACATCATCCTAAAAATTTCCAGGATAATCCAACACCAAATTTTGGGTAATTTCATCAAAAGATGAATTTATAACAAAGTTCAAAAGAACACTCTAATAAATACATGGCTTGTATTGCAATATATCACTAATCATGTACAATCAAAAATACCGATTTACATTTTAGCACTACAAGTTTAAATCAATTAAGAGAAATTGTTATATAGTTCCTTAACCCAATAGAACCTTTTACCTCTCAACATCTTAAAAAGATAAATCGGAGGTTTTTGTAAACCATCAATTAAATTAACTCTACAATTTCTACCAATATTAATCACTCTCTGTACTTATAAAAGCACTAAATGAAAAATTATTGGTAAAAATTGAAAAGTATTCAAAAGATGGAAATTTGATTAATTTGTTGATTAAACAAATTTGACTAAATTGTAAACAATTGTAGTCAAAAGAATGATATAATCAAATTTGAACGAAATCATTATGGATCAAACTAAAATGAAAATGTATAGAAGAAATTATTCCAACTCACAAAAATTGGTATCAATTTCTTCATCTGAAATCCCACATGATTCTGTGAATAATTTCAGATTTTTATTTACATAATCATCTGAATAGTCTGGTTTTAATATTTGAGTCATCTCATCAAAGGGTATAAAATTTACAACACCTCTTAAATCATCATTTAAATCAACAATATTATGTAACTTTCGAAGAAAATCTTCATAAGCTTCACGTCCATAAAGGTACTTGTCACGCAAAGCTCCATCTGTATATGCCCCAAATTGCTCTGAAAAAGAAAGCGGGGTATCATTTGGTTTCTTAACCCAGTGAAACCTTTTTAAAATAGAATCTTCTTCAATTGGTCCTACGATAATGTCAAGAGCTTCGTGCTTTACAAAGCCTCTTTTCAAAAAAGATATTTCTCCAATACCAATATAAGGACGTGATTTAGAACCTTTGTCCGCCATCGTATAACCAATATCCAATTTTTCAAATTCTTTTTGACACGTAGTGTGTGTGTACCAAGAGCAATGTCTTTTTACAGACATTGCGTTATCATCTCCATATGTACCCAAACGAATATTTTCTGCAAATTTTTCTTTAATATTGGGCATCATGGCGTAATACACATAACGCATCATAATAGAATTACAAATGCTGTTCAACTGAACTGTAATTAAATTACCAGAAGGATTTCCATTCGCAAAACGATATAAATCTCCATCGAATAAAATGTTAGGATGCACAATATCAGAGAGCGCACCTTCGATCAAGCGTATCTCGTCTTCCGTGCAACCAACCTCTTCATACCAGGAAATCATAATTTTTGCCGCAGCAGATGTTATTTGTGCTGCCATTCTCGTATCAAAACCAGAAAAATCCCCAGCAATCATGTTCGTTGTACTAAATTCAGTTAAATATTGGTGAAATTCATTCCATTCTTTCGAAAGGGGGTTTATTCCAACCAAACATTCTGTTGTCTTCCAGTGTTTCTTCATAATTTGTGGGATTCCTGCCAGTGTACGACGTGAAGCAACAAAGTTTGCAAATGAACTTCCATAGAATTTCCTCACTTTATCTATTGCCTTTTCTTCTGGTAGTAACTCATTGACTTTACTACTGGCTTTGTAGATCGATTCCGAACGTAGGTTATTGCGCCAACACTCTAGAGTTCTATCAATCTCACCCTGAATATCGAATCTTTCATTGAATTCACGTGGTACTTGAACTAATGTTTCATCCATTATATCACGCTTCAAACAATGTTTCTTCGACTTTTGGATAGGAAAACCAGCAGAGGTATCATTTGGTAAACCACCTAGCCCAAATTTACCAATCCCATCCATTGCTTCTTCTTGAGAATATATTCTCAAAATATCAGAAGCTTCCGGATCTTTGCGGATAGCATTAAGGGTATGTTCTCGATAATCAGCAATAGCTAACTTTAAGATATTTCCCTCATAATGTTGGACAGGATTCGTCAACTTATTTAAAGTTTTCATTCCTTTAGCAACATCATTAGGTTTAGTTGGTGGTCGATGTTTTCTCACACCTAAATTTTCCTCGATACCTTTAAAAGGTGTAGGCATATATGGTGTACGTGCTCGGCTTTCCAAAGGTTGACCATCTTTTA